GTGACTTTGCTGATGTCGTCGCGCGCTGACTGAATATCGTCGCTGAGGTCGGCGATATCCGAGGTGAGTTCCTTATACGCGTCTGTCTGTTTGATCTGGTTGTCGATATCCACCAGGTAATCAGCTGCAACCGAGCTGCTGCTGCCCTGAATGAAGTCAGTCCAGGCCGACTGGTTACCGGTACGGTCGATAAGGCGCGCACGGTACCAGAACCCCACCCCGGCTTTCAGGCCCAACTGCTGATACATGTGTTGCGGATAAGGCACATCCGTAAGCAACATCGCATTCGTGCCGGCCGCATCCGTTGAATACTGAATCTCCGTCTGCAGGGTATCCGCTGTATTCGCAGGAAAATCCCAGTCCAGTTGAACGCCCCAGAGTAATGGCGTGGTCCGAAAGTTAACGGGTACCGGCGGCGCCCCTGTTTTACCTGTTAACGTGACTTCCAGCGATGTGGCCCAGCTCGAGGAAATCTCGGCTGCATTGATGGCCCGGACGCGCACCAGATAGCGACCGGCATAAATGGCAGCCACCTCAAACGAGGTGGTGGAGCTGCGCGGTACGTTTACCCAGTTCCCGTCATTGCGGCGCCACTGAGCCTCATAGGCAATGGCGTTCGGTGCCGGGTCCCAGCTGGCGCGCATGGTTTCGATGCTGATTCCCTGATTCACCATCGAGTAGGAACTGATGACAATGTTTCCCGGAGCAAACTGGTTACCGGGAGGGATCATGCTTACCGGACGCTGGTCAATGATGGCGCCAGTATCAATACGGGCATACTTATCTGGATCATGCCATGCTCCGGCAATCGAGAATGTGCCATCGTTATTATCTTTGACGCTTATAACCCGGTACTGCTGGGCGTAGAGTTCGTCAGATTCCACTACCCAGACGCTTTCGGCCTGCGGCGTTTCGCTATATGCCGTGCTGACCGTTACGGCCTTGCCGTTTACCGCCTGAATGGTACGGCTCTGGGATGCCCCGGAAGGCAGGTTCAGAATCAGGCGATTCCCTGCAGCGGCATCTGGTGCGCGGTCCAGTGTGATTACCCGGCCATTCACAGCGCCGATTCGCCCGCCGGTGACCTTCCCTGACAGCATTTCATCAGCGACGGCGATGATGTAACCGGGCTGAGGTATGTTGCCATCCAGACCAACGTTAAACGATACGATGCGATCCTTGTTGTTGGTGAGAATGCCCCAGCGCCCTTTACGGTTCGCCTCTGACTGCCGGGTGCAACCGATGGCCGTCATTTCCAGCTGATTAAATCCGTAGCGCGCCACCAGCGCCTGCTCAAACACCGGTTCCATCGCGTCAGCGTAGGCGTTAGCGGGATCGGACCAGGACACCAGCGCTGTGGTATAGCGCGTTTTCGTGGTGCTGCTGGCGTAGGTGAAGCGGCCATCAATGACGTTGGCGCGGGTGTAGCTGTAATCCACATCCCGGGGCATATCTGCCAGGGCCACGATCTGATCGCCGCCCCAGTACGTCATGCCCCGGAATATGGCCGCAAAGTCACGAAGAACGGTATAGGCGTCGTTCCGGTCCTGAATGTATACGTTGCAGATGTACCGCGGCTCGGTACCGCTGCCGCCCTTCCCGTCCGGTACCGGCTGATCGCAATACTGGGCCACCTGGTACAACATCCATTTGTCGATATTCGCCGCCGTGAGCCGGTGGCCCAGGCCGAACCGGTCGGATACAACCAGGTCGTAAAAAATCCACGCCGGATTATCGGTCCACGCCCACTTAAACGCACCAGTCCAGGTGCCGGTGTAGGTGCGGGTTTCCGGGTTGTAGGTATCAGGTACGCGGATCACACGCCCGCGCGGCTCACAGGAGATCTGCGGGATAGAGCCGTTAAACTGGCTTGAATCGAATTCGATATACAGTAGGGCTGTGTTCGGGTAGCGCAGTTTGGCGTCGATCACTTCAGTGAAGCTCTGAAGGGTCATCGTGTCGCCGATCTTCGCGCTGTTTGCATCAGCGGTCAGCTTGCGCAGGCGAATAGTCCAGGTGCTGCCCGCCTGAGGCAGATCGATACGGTGGCTGCGCTCATAGCCGGATGTGGTTTTACCGGTCACGCTGGTATTCAGCACCGTCTGCCAGGCTCCGCCGTCGGTCTGCAGGTCAATCGCATAGTTAACAGAGTTACCGACCAGATCGCCGTCGTTCTCCTGTTTGAACAGCGAGGGCCATTTCAGGCGAAGACGAACAGCCGAGAGCTGGGTATTGGTAAACGTGCGCGTCCAGGTGGTGGCACTTGATACTTCGGTGCCGACGGTGATTTCGTTTTCTGTACCCGGTATGCCCTGGATATAGCTCTGTGCCTGGTTACCCGGGCGGAACTCCCACACCACCCCGCTAAAGTTTGGCGATCCGTCTGCGTTCTCCAGCGCGGTACCATCCAGATAAATATTTTTACCGGTGAGCTGGCCGGAGAACTCTCCCTCTCCCAGAGCTATCAGAATTTTGGCCTTCGCTACAGACTGGAGATCATCGGGTTGTTCGGTGGGTGTGCGTGATTTAGAGCCACCGCCTTTGCGGCCCCTGATAGCGGTTGCGTTTACCATATTGCGCCCATAAAAAAAGCCACACTTAAGCGGCTACTGTTTGAATATCAGGATTTGTCTTTTATCTTCCCCAGGTTACGCTGATGCTTTCTAAACCCGGATATGAACATGGAAAAGGTTGACCGTCATCATTTTGTAAAATTCCCCTATCGCGCCCAAGAAAGACCCACCGGAGAAGTAAATAACGGAGGGATTGATCTCATAGCTGAGCCAGAACGTATAAACGAGATACATGAGGTTGAATCTTTCCCATGGCTGAAGAATTTTCTCGTCCTGGTGAACGCCAAAGATGGGCTATTCATGACGCTTGGCTGTGTCGCTGGTTATGTTGAAGGTAGTTTCTGCGGATATATTGATTTATCAATTCGTCCGACTGCATCACTTCTTCACAGAGAAAAACTACCTAATCTTGATGAAATGTTTTACGCCTACCTTGAGAGGGCCATGCCGGAAGGGGAAACCCGGACTCAGGCATTAAAATATGCCCATTCCATTCTGCACTGGACCCTTTCGCCTTTAGAAATTCACGGTGAATTCTATTCAAAAGTGAATGTGAATTTTGATGCTGCTCAGGAAGATGGTGTGGTCTGGGCAATTGAGCATTTGGCATTCTTTTTAACAAATGAGTATCCATTATTACCTCACGCAGGTTAAGTCACTGCTGATCTTCAACATATATCCCGGCGGAGATTATCGCGCCACCGATACGCCTCCGCCCGTAAAGAAGCGGTACCGGGTAACCCTGTGCTGCGGTGTTCGTTACGCCGCCGAACGCATATGAGGCCCGGTTATCGGCATCCTGCTTACTGGCAAGTCCTGCGGGTTGAGGAGAAAGCATCTGGATCACACCACCAGCCATAAATCCGATACCAGCGGTAACCATCCCGCTACCTATGACGCCACCAACTCCAGTCCACGAGGTCATTACGCCAACAATTGCGCCCGTAACAACAAGTACCGCGCCCAAAACGGTTTGCAAAACCCCAGCTTTTTTACTTCCGATAACCACAGGCACAATACGAATCACATCTTCTGTAATTGGGTATCCCAGGTCATCTTCGCCAATATTTTTCTTTCCTTTGAAAACAGCATAAGTAAGGCCGCGGCGATCACTGGTAATCATAAATTTTTCAAACCCTGTGATTGTTGCCGCTAAAGCTCGTGTAGCTTCATGAACTGTACTTATCAATCGATGATGGGTCTTACCAAATGTCTTACCTAAGATGCCCCCAAGTTCGATTTTAACCATGTTTTCGCTCATGCTTACCTCATAAAAAAAGGCCGCCTAAGCGACCTTAATCTTGACGAATGTTTTACTCAACTTGCCACATCCTATACTGACCTGCAGCCCCAGTTTCTGTTTTGTATTCTTGATAATGCCCGTTAGCGATGACATTTAAAGATTTTCGCCACTCTGTTAGCGCGCATTTGAATCTCACTGAAAGGGTATGCTCACCATTTGGCAAATAAACATCAACATATTGATTTTGCTGTAAACCTGCCACTTCTTTTTCATCAACTTTCAACACTAATGGACAGTTCTCGCCCAGCCCCGATCCAGATAGTTGCTGTACACGATGCACCCTGACTTTGGTAGATGCAGTTTTACTATTTAAAAGTGATGAATCATAAATAATACTCGTTGCCTCATACGGCTTTGAGGCGCATCCAGATAATACGAAGATAACTAAACTAAAAAATATATTTTTCATTTTCTCTCCCTTAAAGAATTGCAGGAAGATTAGCACAGGGCTTTATATCTCAAAACTTTCATGGTTCTTTCCTGCCAATACCCACCATACGGCACGCGCTGGCTCAGGTGTCCGTACAGATGGTGCAGCAGCATATTCCCTTCCAGCAGAATCCCCGCGTGATTCCACTTGTTGGCCTGAACCTGCATGATCACCATATCACCTGGCTGCGGCGCGCCGTCGAATTCCCGGAACCCGCATTCGTACCAACATTCCTGGTAGAAATTATCCGGGTACTCGTCCTCCCACCAGGGATAATTCACCCTGTAGTCATGTAGCTCGATGCCGTGTGTCTGTCGGAAATAGCTCATCACCAGCCCCCAGCAATCGTACACACCCAGGACGAATGGCCGCTCAATGAGGGGGATCTCTCCCCGGGGCATGATGGTCCGTAAGTCACCTTCCGGCCAGCTGACGATGTGCCAGGGTAGCCCGTTGATGTCACACTGGGCCTTATCCGTTTCGCTCGGCTGGGTGGTTGCATCGGGGTGGCTGTGAACGATGGCGGTCACCGGTCCCCATTCTTCGGCGGTGGCGTAGTCTTCCGGGCAAAGGACAAAATTGTCCTCTG